GCATTTGATCAAAACCTAAATGCTTGGGACGTTAGTTTAATACCGTCAACACCATCAAACTTTGCCACAGGCGCTACATTATTCACTACCGACGAACATCCTCTTTGGGGTACGTCAGGCGGTATCCTGTATCCGTTAAGTAATACTGCCACGGATCCTACTGGTACTGCTTGGAGAACGGCTAATCCAACGTATCAGTTCGTTGCAAACGTTGGTATTTTAATGCCGACAGGATCACCTATTACTAGTATGGCGAGTATGTTCAATGGTAGTGCTATAAACGATCCTGATATTTCGTCTTGGGATGTCAGCACTGTTACTAATATGGCTAGTATGTTCTCCAATGCTACTACATTCAATCAAGACATTAGTTCTTGGAATACAACTAATGTTACTAATATGGCTAGTATGTTCTCCGGTGCGGATGCGTTCAATCAAGATATTAGTTCTTGGAATGTAAGTAGTGTTACTACTATGAATTATATGTTTTCCCCATCCACAGCATTTAATAATGGTGGTGTAGCATTAAATGGTAACTTTGCTAGTACTATGACTAGTGTTGCTGATATGAGTCTGATGTTCTATCAAGCAACTTCATTCAATCAAGATATTAGTTCTTGGGATGTGAGTAGTGTTACTGATATGGAGGCTATGTTTACCGGTGCTACTGTATTCAACAACGGTGGTGTAGCATTATCTGGTAACTTCGCTAGTACAATGAGTAGTGTTTCTTATATACTCGGCATGTTCAAAGATGCTGTCGCATTCAATCAAGACATTAGTTCTTGGGATGTAAGTAGTGCTACTATAATGACTAATATGTTTTACAATGCTGCTGCATTTAATCAAGATATTAGTTCTTGGAATGTAAGTAGTGTTACAAATATGGTTAACATGTTCTATGATGCTATTGCGTTTGATCAGAACCTTAATGCTTGGGACGTTAGTCTCATACCGTCACTACCATCAAACTTTGCCACTGGAGCTACATTATTCACTACCGACGAACATCCTATTTGGGGTACGACTGGTGGTATTCTATATCCGTTAAGCAACACGGCTACAGATCCTACTTACAGTAATTGGAGAACGGCTAATCCAACATATCAGTTCATTGCAAATGTTGGTATTTTAATGCCAACAGGATCACCTATTACTAGTATGCAGAGTATGTTCGTTAATAATAGTTCTATAAACGATCCCGACATTTCAACGTGGGATGTGAGTACTGTTACAAATATGATCCAAGCGTTTGACAACACATCAATATTTAATCAAAGTCTTTCTTCTTGGGATGTAAGTAACGTTACTGATTTTTACAGCATTTTTTCAAATGCAGCTGCGTTCAACCAAGATTTGAGTAATTGGAATCTCAGCAGTGTAACTAGTGGAAATGGTCTGGCAGCATTTTTCGCAAACACGGTAGTTTTCAATAACGGTGGTGTTCCATTAGCTGGTAACTTTGCTAGTACTATGTCCAATGTTCAAAACTTTAATGCTATGTTTATTGGTGCTCAAGCGTTCAATCAAGACATTAGTTCTTGGGATACCGGTTCTGCAACTGACATGGGCAACATGTTCAATGGTGCTGTCGCATTTGATCAGAACCTCAATGCTTGGAATGTTACAAATATCCCATCTTTACCAACATTCTTTGCTACTGGAGCTACATTATTCACCACCGACGAACATCCTATTTGGGGTACGTCAGGCGGTATCCTGTATCCGTTAAGTAATACTGCCACGGATCCTACTAGTACTAATAACACTTGGAGAAATGCTAATCCAACGTATCAGTTCATTGCAAACGTTGGTATTTTAATGCCAGCAGGATCGCCTATTACTAATATGCAACAGATGTTTGAAGGTAGTGCTATAAATGATCCTGACATCTCGTCTTGGGATGTAAGTACTGTTACTAGTATGTATTATATGTTCTTCAATGCTACTTCGTTCAATCAAGATGTTAGTTCTTGGAATGTAAGTAATGTTACTGATATGAGACAAATATTCTCCGGTGCCAACGCATTCAACCAAGATATTAGTTCTTGGGATGTAAGTAGTGTTACTACTATGAGGTATATGTTTTCGCCAAACACATCATTTAATAATGGTGGTGTATCATTAAGTGGTAATTTCGCTAATACTATGACTAGTGTTACTGATATGAGACTGATGTTCTATCAAGCATCCGCGTTCAATCAAGATATTAGTTCTTGGGATGTGAGTAATGTTACTCTAATGGAGGCTATGTTCCAAGATGCTACTGCATTCAATCAAGACATTAGTTCTTGGGATACTTCTAGTGTTACGAATATGAGTTTTATGTTCTACAATGCGGCCGCATTTGATCAAAATCTAAATGCTTGGGATGTGTCTTTAATACCGTCATACCCAACAGGCTTCGATACTAACACGCCATTATTCACGGTTGACGAACATCCTGTCTGGGGCACTGACGGTACATACACACTATATCCATTGAGCAACACTACTGCGGAACCATTTTCTCAAACTTGGAAAGACAACTATGCTCCTGCAAATTGGGTATGGGTTCCAAACGTAGGCATTTATACTGATGGTCCTATAACAAATGCTGCGAATCTGTTTGCAGGCAATGCAACGTTCAATGATCCTGACGTTGGGTTATGGGATGTGACCACGATGACTGGTGGAGCTCCAAGTGGATTAACCGCCATGTTCGCAGATTGTACTTCTTTTAATCAAGACTTATCTGCTTGGGATACAAGCAACATTTTATCAATGTCGGGTATGTTCTCAGGCAGCGCCTTTAACCAAGACATTAGTGGTTGGGATGTGAGTAGTGTTGGTAGTTTTGGTGGCATGTTCCAAAACTCAACCGCATTCAATAACGGTGGAGTTCCATTAACTTGGGTGATTAACTATGCTAGTTCAGTTCTCAGTATGTTTCGTAATTGTCCCTTCAATCAACCAATCGACAATTTGATCACATCTTCAGTTAATCAAATGCAATATATGTTCCAAGATAATACTGTATTCAATCAAGACATTAGTGGTTGGGATGTAAGCGGAGTAACCAATCCTGATAATATGCGGTATGTGTTCAAAAATGCTTCAGCGTTTAACCAAAACTTAAATGCTTGGGATGTCTCTACAATACCTTCATTGCCACTGGATTTTGAAACTGGCACACCGTTATTCACTGTTGATGAACATCCTATCTGGGGTACTGATGGTACTATCTTGTATCCATTAACGGGCGAAGCAGAATCTATTTTGGATCCCACATGGATTTCTACTTACGCTCCAACCAGTTATGTTTGGGATGCAACACCAGGCGCTGAAGGTATTCGTGTAAAAGCGAATGACCCTATTACAAACATGGAAAGAATGTTCCTTAATGGTGGTTCGCCTGGCGATGGTGGAGTTAGTAGTACATTTAATAATTCTGATGTTTCATCTTGGGATGTCAGTACTGTTACTAATATGAAAAATATGTTTCGTTATTGCCCATCTTTTAACCAACCATTGGATTCGTGGGATGTGAGTAATGTTACTAATATGGAGACTATGTTCTACGCTCTTATTACGGGTGGATCGTTCAACCAACCATTGAATTCATGGGATGTAAGTAATGTTACCAATATGAATAATATGTTTAACAATCAGTCTGCATTCAATGGAAACATTAGTTCTTGGAATGTGGGTAATGTTACTGATATGAATAGTATGTTCAATGGCACCGCATTCAATCAAGATATTGGTTCTTGGAATGTCTCTAATGTTACTACTATGCAGGGTATGTTTGAAAATGCTTCAACATTCAATCAAGATATCGGTTCTTGGGATGTAAGTAATGTTACAATCATGATTAGTATGTTCCAAAATGCTTCATCATTCGATCAAGATATTAGTTCTTGGAACGTGTTGGCGGCTAGTGTTGCTCCAGGCGATCCAACTCCACCAACAAACTTTGATCTCAACACTAATGCCAGCTGGACAACAGCAGAGAAACCTCTTTGGGGTACTAGTGGTGGTATTCTATATCCGTTAAGTAACACTGCAACAGATCCTACCAGTACTACATGGCGTACTAATTATGGCACAGCTGCTGGATACTCGTTTGTTGCAAACGTTGGTATCTTAATGCCAGCAGGAACACCACTAACAAGCATGTACTGGATGTTCAGATCAAATACTACGTTTAATGATCCTGATATTTCAACGTGGGATGTGAGTACTGTTACAAACATGGTGGAAACGTTCAGCGGCGCGTTATCCTTTAATCAACCTTTAAGTTCTTGGAACGTAAGCAATGTCACCGACATGACAGCATTGTTCCAAAATGCAGATGTATTTAACCAAGACATTAGTTCTTGGAATGTGTCTAATGTCACCAGTATGGATAGTATTTTTAATTTTGCTATTGCTTATAATAATGGTGGTGCAACATTCTTGGGTAGCACTTTTTCTAGCACATTAAGCAATGTTACAAATATGTTCAAATTTTTTAGGTATGCTGGTGTTTTCAATCAAGATATATCTGACTGGAACACTAGTTCTGTTACAAACATGAATCAGATGTTTGATAATGCTACAGCATTTGATCAAAACCTGAATGTTTGGAACGTTACTAACATACCGTCATACCCAACAGGCTTCGATACTAACACGCCATTATTCACGGTTGACGAACATCCTTTTTGGGGCACTACAGGTGGTATCTTGTATCCGTTAAGTAATACTGCCACAGATCCTACTAGTGCCACTTGGAGAACTGCTAATCCAACATATACTTGGATTGCAAACGTTGGTATTTTAATGCCGACAGGATCACCCATTACTAGTATGAACAATATGTTTTCAGGCAATGGAACGTTCAATGATCCTGATGTTTCAACATGGGATGTGAGTACCGTTACTAATATGGGTAATATGTTTTATGACGCGAAAGCATTTAATCAGGATTTAAGTTCTTGGGATGTAAGTAGTGTTACTAATATGAGTAGTATGTTTTACATATTTTCAGCAACAGGTACAGGTGTATTTAATAATGGAGGTGCAACAACATTACCATGGAATACATCTATTGTTACTAATATGAGTTTTATGTTTGCCGGTCAAAGTAATTTCAACCAAGACATCAGTACTTGGAACACTTCGAATGTTACTTCGATAAGGTGGATGTTTGAACGAACGACTGTATTTAACAACGGTGGTCAACCTTTAGCCACGAATGGAAATCAGTGGAATACATCTGCGGTCACGCTCATGGACAATATGTTCCGAGATGCTCGGGCATTCAATCAAGATATTAATAATTGGGACACATCTATTGTCACTAGTATGGAAAGAATGTTCCTTCGTGCTGACGCATTCAATCAAGATATTAGTTCTTGGGATACAAGTTCTGTTACTAATATGAATTATATGTTCAATGATGCTATTGCGTTTGATCAAAACCTAAATGCTTGGGATGTGTCTTTAATACCGTCATTACCTACAAATTTTGCCACTGGAGCTTCGTTATTTACTACTGATGAACATCCACTATGGGGCACTACTGGTGGTATTGTGTATCCGTTAAGCAACACAGCTACAGATCCTACCAGCACAACATGGCGTACCAACTATGGTACTGCAGCTGGTTATTCGTTCGTTGCAAACGTTGGTATTTTAATGCCAGCAGGAACACCGTTAGCTGATATGACGGAGATGTTCAAGAGTGCTGCTACGTTTAATGATCCCGATATATCTGTTTGGGACACGTCTAGTGTTACTACTATGAGTCAAACCTTTAATGGTGCAACCTCATTCAATCAAGATTTAAGTTCTTGGAATACTTCTAGTGTTACTAGTATGAGTGGTATGTTCCAAAATGCAACAGTATTCAATCAAGATATTAGTTCTTGGGATGTAAGTAGTGTTGATAATATGAATCAGATGTTCTACAACGCTCAGAATTTTAACAATGGCAGTGCAACTTTTGTAGGTAGCACCTTCGCTAGTACTATGACTAGTGTTTTATATACTGCGTCAATGTTCCAACAAGCATTTGCGTTTAACGCAGACATAAGCACTTGGAACACTAGTTCTTTTACTACCATGAATCGAATGTTTATGGACGCCACAAGTTTTAATCAAGACATTGGTAGTTGGGATACATCTAGTGTTACTAATATGCAAGAAACTTTTAATGGTGCAGCTTTTGGGCCCATGGCATTTGATCAAGATATTAGTGGATGGGACGTGCTGGCGGCTAGTGTTGCTCCAGGCGATCCAACTCCACCCCTAAACTTTGATCTCAATACACCCGTCACTTGGACATCTGATGAAAAACCTCTTTGGGGTACTAGTGGTGGTATTCTATACCCATTAAGCAACACAGCTACAGATCCTACCAGTAGTAATTGGCGTACCAACTATGGTACTGCAGCTGGATATCAGTTCATTGCAAACGTTGGTATTCTAATGCCAGCAGGTACTCCGTTGGCAAATATGGATAATATGTTTCTTAGTAACACTACGTTCAATGATCCAGACATCTCATCTTGGGATGTGAGTACTGTTACTTCGATGGATGGTACTTTTAGTAGTATAAGTGTAAGCACAATGAATTTCAATCAAGATTTAAGTTCTTGGGATACTTCTAGTGTTACTAATATGCAAAGTATGTTTAATGTTTCCAACGGGCCTTCTTTGTTTAATAACGGCGGTGTTCCATTAACATGGGATACCTCTAGTGTTACTAATATGCTTGCTATGTTTAGAGATGCTGATGCATTCAATCAAGACATTGGTTCTTGGGATGTGAGTAATGTTATTAATATGAGTGCTATGTTCCTAGATGCTGCCGCATTCAATCAAGACATTAGTTCTTGGAATGTGAGTAATGTTACTAATATGCAGCAGATGTTCCAAAATGCTGATGCATTCAATCAAGACATTAGTTCTTGGGATGTGAGTAATGTTACTAATATGAATAGTATGTTTGATAATGCCACAGCGTTTGATCAAAACTTGAATGTTTGGGACGTTACTAACATACCGTCACTACCATCAGGCTTCGATACTAACACGCCATTATTCACGGTTGACGAACATCCTCTTTGGGGTACAGACGGTACTATCTTGTATCCATTAACGGGTGAAACATCAGATCCTACTAACGCTACGTGGCGTTCTCTTTACGCACCCGCTAGTTATGCTTGGGATGCAACAGTAGGCGCTGAAGGTATTAGGGTAGCCGCAAATGATCCTATCACTAGTATGCAACAGATGTTTGAAGGTCAGACTATGAACAATGCTGATATTTCATCATGGGATGTAAGTACTGTTATTAACATGGAGGGTATGTTCTGGAACAACACCCAATTCAATCAAGATATCAGTTCTTGGGACACTTCTAACGTTACTCAGATGCGTTATATGTTTCTGGCATCATACGCATTCAACAACGGCGGCCAACCATTAACCACGAACGGGAATCAGTGGAATGTGAGTAATGTTCTCGATATGGAACAGATGTTTTATTATGGCACCCCCGCCGGCGCCTCCGGCATGGTGTTTAATCAAGACATTGGAAATTGGGATGTAAGTTCGGTTGTTAATATGAGAATTATGTTTGGAGGTAACGCGGTCTTCAATCAAGACATTAGTGCTTGGGATGTAAGTTCTGTTACTAATATGCAGAGAATGTTCGACACTGCTATTGCATTTGATCAGAACCTCAATGTTTGGAACGTTACTAACATATCGTCAATACCATCAGGCTTTGCCGATGGAGCTACATTATTCACTACTGACGAACATCCTATTTGGGGTACGTCAGGCGGCATCTTGTATCCGTTAACTAACACTGCCACAGATCCTACTAATAGTACTTGGAGAACGGCTAATCCAACATATCAGTGGATTGCAAACGTTGGTATTTTAATGCCAGCAGGATCGCCTATTACTGATATGAGTAGTATGTTCAGTAGTAATGGTGCTATAAACGATCCTGATATTAGTTCTTGGGATGTTTCTAGTGTTACTAATATGAGTAGTATGTTCGTCGGTGCTAACGCATTTAACCAAGATATTAGTTCTTGGGATGTTTCTAGTGTTACTAATATGATTAGTATGTTCTTCGGTACTAACTCATTTAACCAAGATATTAGTTCTTGGAATGTAAGTAGTGTTATTTTTATGAATAATATGTTCTTCGGTAGTGGATTCAACAACGGTGGTGTAGCATTAAATGGTAACTTTGCTAGTACTATGACTAGTGTTACTAATATGAATAGTATGTTCTATAACGCAGCGGCCTTCAATCAAGATATTAGTTCTTGGAATGTAAGTAGTGTTACTAATATGACTTCAATGTTCCAGAACGCTTCGTCATTTGATCAAAACCTCAATGTTTGGAACGTTACTAACATACCGTCACTACCATCAGGCTTTGCCGATGGAGCTACATTATTCACTACTGACGAACATCCTATTTGGGGTACGTCAGGTGGTATCTTGTATCCGTTAAGTAACACTGCAACAGATCCTACCAGCACAGTATGGCGTACCAACTATGCTCCAGTTGGTGGATATCAGTTCATTGCAAACGTTGGTATTATAACGCCAGCAGGAACACCATTAACTAATATGAGAAACATGTTTTCGTCAAATTCATCTTTTAACGATCCGGACATTGCAATATGGGATGTAAGTACTGTTACGAGTATGCGACAAACATTCGCTAGTGCTTCGTCGTTCGACCAAGACATTAGTGGTTGGGATGTTAGTTCAGTTACCACAATGGAAGACATGTTTTTGAACGCTTTAACGTTTAATCAAAACCTTAGTTCTTGGAATGTAAGTAACGTTGTTAATATGAGTGGTATGTTCTTCAACGCTACCGCATATAACCAACCAATAACTGGAACCTTTGCTTCTACTACAACAAATGTTGTCACCTTTTTGAATATGTTTCGTAGCGCAACTTCGTTTAACTCAGACATTAGTTCATTAGACACATCTGGTGTTACACGCATGGATTATATGTTCTATCTTGCAACTTCGTTTAACCAAGATATTAGTGGTTGGAACACTTCTAGTGTTCTTAATATGCTTGCTATGTTTAAAGACGCTACTGCATACAACAATGATATATCCGGTTGGGACACTGGTGTTGTAACAAACATGTCCGAGATGTTCCAAAACGCTACAGCATTTGATCAAAACCTAAATGCTTGGGACGTTAGTTTAATACCGTCAACACCATCAAACTTTGCCACAGGCGCTACATTATTCACTACTGACGAACATCCTCTTTGGGGTACGTCAGGTGGTATCCTGTATCCGTTAAGTAATACTGCCACAGATCCTACTTACAGTACTTGGAGAACGGCTAATCCAACGTATCAGTTCATTGCAAACGTTGGTATTTTAATGCCAGCAGGATCACCTATTACTAGTATGAGTGAGATATTTTCAGATATTACAACGATCAACGATCCCGATATTTCTACTTGGGATGTAAGTACTGTTACTAATATGTATAGAATGTTTTGGGGTGCTACTGCATTCAATCAAAACATCAGTTCTTGGAATGTGAGTAATGTCACACGCATGGATGGTATGTTTGGTTATGCCTCTGCATTCAATCAAGATATCAGTTCTTGGGATGTAAGTAATGTTACTACTATGAATCAGATGTTCTCCAATGTTGGTAATGCATTCAATAATGGTGGTGTAGCATTAAACGGCACCTTTGCTAGTACTATGACTAATGTTATTGATATGGGTTCAATGTTCTACGGCGCTGACGATTTCAATCAAGACATTAGTTCTTGGAATGTGAGTAGTGTTACTGATATGAGTAGTATGTTCTACCACGCTGACGCATTCAACAATGGTGGTGTAGCATTAACTTGGACTGCTGGTACTGGTACCACTAATGTTCTTACTATGAATAGTATGTTCAGAAATGCTATCACATTCAATCAAGACATTAGTTCTTGGAATGTCAGTAGTGTTACTGATATGAATCAGATGTTCAGAACTGCTACTATATTCAATCAAGATATTGGTTCTTGGGATGTGAGTAGTGTTACTGATATGAATCAGATGTTCCAAGATGCGTTCACATTTGATCAAGACATTAGTGGTTGGGATGTATTGAATGCTAGTGTTGCTCCTGGGAATTCAACTCCACCTACAAACTTTGATACTGGTACACCCGGCACTTGGACAACAGCAGAGAAACCTCTTTGGGGTACGTCAGGTGGTATCTTATATCCGTTAAGTAATACTGCCACAGATCCTACTTACAGTGCTTGGAGAACTGCTAATCCAACGTATCAGTTCGTTGCAAACGTTGGTATTTTAATGCCGACAGGATCACCTATTACTTCTATGCAGGATATGTTTACAGACAATGCAACGTTCAATGATCCTGACATCTCGTCTTGGGACGTGAGTACTGTTACTAATATGAGTACTATGTTCGACAATGTTGACACATTCAATCAAGATATTAGTTCTTGGAATGTGAGTAGTGTTACTGATATGAGTAATATGTTCTGGAATAATAATGCATTCAATAATGGTGGTGTAGCATTAACTTGGACTGCTGGAACTGGTACTGCTAATGTTACTAATATGGCTGATATGTTCTTCAATGCTGCTTCGTTCAATCAAGATATTAGTTCTTGGGATGTAAGTAGTGTTACTGATATGAGTAGTATGTTCCAAAGTGCTACAGTATTCAACAATGGTGGTGTCGCATTAACTTGGACTGCTGGTACGGGTACTGCCAATGTTCAGTCTATGAGTGAAATGTTCTGGAATGCTACTTCGTTCAATCAAGATGTTAGTTCTTGGGATACAAGTTCTGTTACTACTATGAGTAATATGTTCCAAAATGCTGACGCATTCAATCAAGATATTAGTTCTTGGGATGTGAGTAGTGTTATTATTATGCTTAATATGTTCAACAATGCTGACGCATTCAACAATGGTGGTGTAGCATTGACTTGGACTACAGGAACTGGTACTGCTGCTGTTACTAATATGAGTTATATGTTCACCAATGCTAACACATTCAACCAAGATATCAGTTCTTGGGATGTAAGTAATGTTACTAATATGGAGACTATGTTCTACAATGCGGTTGCATTCAATCAAGATATTAGTTCTTGGAATGTAAGTAGTGTCACTAATATGAATAGTATGTTCCAGAACGCCTCTGCATTCAACCAAAATATAAGTTCTTGGGACACATCTAGTGTTACTAGTAACGGTATGAATAATATGTTCAACGGTGCTAGTGCAATGAATTTCAGTCTTATAACTTGGAATGTTACAAATGTACCAAGTGCCAGTAATTTTGGAACAGGCAGCTCGATTCAAGAAAGCAATCCTAGAGAATATCCAGTCTGGGGAACTATAGGATCACAATTATTACTTAAATCAGATGCAGGTGTTATTTCAGATATTTCTGATGCTTCAGTATCATTCAATTTAGTTGGTAACTTTGCCTCTTCCTCGACTCAAACTAAATTTGGAAACGAATCTATGTTTGCTGATCAAACCACTGGAAATAATTATTTACAGACAACTACAGGGATTGCTTTAGGTACTAGTTATTGTACAATAGAAGGATGGTTTTGGTCAGATCAAACTGGTAGAGGGGAAGAGGTTTTATTTACCTTTGGCGCACCATCAACCTCTGATTCTACTGGTAACAGATATTTAACTGTGACTAGAGAAGATGGACAGATACGTATATATCAGAATGATGGCGGTGTTATTAACAATCCGCAAACCATAGCGAGTCAAGGTCAAACTTCTTTTTTAACGTCACAATGGAACCATCTTGCAATAACTTATTCAAGTCAACCTGATCCCAGAGTTTTCTCCATGAATGGTTTCAAACCCGCAAATCTTGATCTCAATGTATATAATTGGGGCACTAGACCTCTAACATTGGCTGCATTTGCCGACGGCACTTCTGGTTTTCATGGATACATAGAAAACTTTAAAGTGGTTGTTGGCGAGGGAGTTTATTACTTCAACTATGCTTTACCGGCTGAATTCCTGTAATGGAAAAACACATATACAACGCAATTGTTACAGGAGAGTGTGATCAACACGAATTTATTCATACTGGTCACGCTTGCGACTATGAGTGCATAGACGAATGTTCTATGTTTCCTGAGTTAATGGTTTTTAAATTGACTGAAGAAGAAGCTGCAGAGTTGTCTCAGTGTGAAGAAATAATAAGTTTGAATAAAGAAGAACCTATTCATCAATGTAGTACCTATCCTGATATTTTCCGAGAACAAAATTCTAATTTTATAACAAATACTGGTATTAATTTATCGGGTCAAGATGGGTCTAGTTTTGCTACAACATCATTTTATTATTTTTCTGATTCCATTGAAAATCCAAACCCTGTAGGTAATTTTATTGATCCTCCCGAAAACGAAAACAATTATATTGGGGGACAGTCATATGATTATTGGAACGATGGCAAATATGTTGACGTAGTGGCAGTTGAAGCCGGACAGCCTGATATATCATTAAGTGGTACAGTGACACATCCTGATTTTTTAAGTCATACTGGTACACAAAGATTTGTCCCTATGAATTGGTCAAATTATAATGCGTCTGTTGATGCTTTACAAAATAATCAAGCTACAGACGGAATTTATTTTGATCCTCATGCAATAGGTGTTCTAAGTACTTCTGGTGGATTAATTTCTGGTTGGTGTAAAAATTCTTCACTCAGAGTTATATATTTAAATTATGATCCTGTAGTTTCGGTCTATGGTGCTATTCTTGCCTGGCATAATAGTAAAAGTATAAACCCTGACACTGGGAAAAGAAACGCAACCGTTGTTACAGGTGCATGGGGATATAATAATAGTTCTATTAACTATGCAGTTGAACCAGATGTTATAGATCAAATACAATGGTATGATGAAGCGGGAAATCTTACAGTTACTAATCGGCCCGGAAGCAGTTGGAACAACAATTTCACACCATTCATAGATGCCAATATAGTTCCTCGTTATATTAATGATGGAGGGGTCGCTTCTTGGATGATTCCATGGACAACTCAAGATAAAATATCAGAATGGGAAGTGTTGGGAAACGCATGGTCTACAACTGAAGGCATTTACAACTTCATGTCGGCTGGTAATAGCGCGGCTGTTAAAGCTGGTTGGTACCAACCGCAATGGAACACGAGTGTTCGGTTAGAAGATCCTGGCGGAGGAACGGTTTCTGTAAAATCAATTTCCCAATCGTTTAATGGTTTTTTTAATATATCCAACAGTACGATATCAACATCCAACTTAATTTATCCTTTAAGAAACGGTAGAGATGGTGATACACGATGGTGTATAACAGTGGGTGCAACACAACATAGTGACACTAATCCATTATTAGATGGTTACTCTGAAAGAGGTCCGGTCATAGATATATCTGCAAATGGTACTAGAACATACAATGCTTATCCGCAGGTGTCAGATGGAAATGGATTTTTTTGGGGATTTTTTGGGGGCACTAGTAATGCGGCTCCACAAACTGCGGGTATAGCAGGAGTTATCATAAGTTGGTGGTATACTAAGTACGGAAGATTTCCTACTTTATCGGAATTAAAAACCTTTATGTTAGAAGAAGCAAAACCAGTTTTGCAGAGCGATCGAACTTTAAATTATTCCAATTTAACTGGGGCTCCAATATCTTCTGAAAAACTTTATGCCGTCAATAAACCGAACGAATATAATGAAACAGAATTTTTTAACACTGGGTTCGAATTGACAGAGTTGTTTGGAACCACAAACAAAAGAGTATTTTTACCGTATAAAGTGCGTATGGATAGAATTGCACAGTACCATAATGATGTTCATGGAAAACTTTATGTTGATAGACCCGCGACTGGTCAAACCTATCCAAGAAGAAGAATTCGTTTAACGTCTTCATAATCTTATAAATAAACAATAAACTGGAGATATTTAATGGCATCACCCACAACGAGGCAAGAACTTATTGATTTTTGTCTTCGCAGATTAGGATCACCTGTCCTCGAAATAAACGTGGATGATGATCAAATTGAAGATAAGGTTGATGATGCGTTGCAATTATATCAAGAGTATCATTCAGATGCAACTTTTCGAACGTATTTGAAACATCAGGTCACCCAGATAGATGTTGACAATGAGTATATTTCTATACCGGATACTGTATTATATGTAACTAAGGTTTTTCCTTTCAGTAAAACTTTTTCCGGCATTAATATGTTTGACATTCGTTATCAGATGATGTTGAACAGTATGGGCGACTTCATGAATTTTGCTGGCGGTATGTCATATTACTATCAGTTGCAGCAATATCTAGAGTTTCTTGACGAGTTATTAGAAGGGGAACCTAGAGTAACCTATTCACGACACCAAGATCGATTGTATATATTTGGTGATTGGGCTCCTAATGTGATAAACAACCTTGAGGTTGGCGATTATATTGTATTTGAAGTTTTGTCTCTTGTAGATCCTGATACTTTTGGCAGTGTGTATAACGACAAATTTTTAAAAGATTACACCACACAGTTGATTAAACAACAGTGGGGAACTAACATGTCTAAGTTTGAGGGCATGCAATTACCAGGTGGGGTAACACTCAATGGTGCTCAATACTATCAGGATGCAACAGCAGAATTGGAACGTCTAGAAGAAAAAATGAGAAACGAAAATGAATTTCCGCCTGATTTTTTCATGGGATAATGAATGACTACTAATCTCTACTTTAGCCAAGGAAGATCTTCCGAACAAGAATTATATGAAGACTTAATTATTGAGTCTCTTAAAATTTACGGACAAGATGTTTATTACATGCCTAGAGAAATTGTCAACAAGGATTCTATATTCCAAGATGACAATGTGTCTCGTTTCGATGATGCATATAAAATAGAAATGTATATAGAAAACACTGAAGGGTTTGATGGCGAAGGCGATCTTTTTACTAAATTCGGTGTAGAAATACGAGATGCGGCCACGTTTATTGTATCACGCAGACGATGGTTAAATCAAGTGGCAGTTTACGAATCATCAGAAAATAAACCATTTTATCGTCCACGTGAAGGAGATTTGATTTCTCTTCCACTCTCAAATTCAATATTTGAAATAACAAGGGTTGAAGACGAATCACCTTTCTATCAATTAAAAGATCTTCCTGTGTTTAAGATTAGAGCCGAGTTGTTTGAATATAACGACGAAGACTTTGATACAGGCGTTGAAAGTGTTGATAATGTTGAAGGCGCTCACGCATATCAAACTATATTAACGTTTTCTTCGACAAGTGGAGACTTTGTTTTTAACGAAAACGTTTCACAGACGATAGGCGACTACACTATAACCGGCGAGGTTGTTAACATAAATAATTCAGATCCAGAATCTAAAAAAATATATGTTGCACATACTGGGGGCGCTGGAGATGGTGAATATCATGGTTGGACAACCACAGCTCCGGTTGTTGGCGCAACTTCTGGTGCAAACGGCACTCCTATTTCTGTGGGTGAGGATTTGCAAGACGGGGCAATGAACGACTCTTTTAACACCACATTAGAAGGCGGGGATATTGACTTCATTGACTTTTCTGAATCTAATCCCTTTGGAGACCCATAATGTTTGGTGATCATTTTTACCATCAAAGGATAAGGAAAGCGGTTGCCGTCTTTGGTTCGTTGTTCAACAACATTAACATTGTGAGAACTGATTCAGCTGGTAATACTTTATCTCAACAGAAAGTGCCTTTATCATATGCACCCAAAAGAGATTTTTTATCTCGTATAGATTCTATGCGAGACGGAGAAGATTACGAACGTCAAGTTGCATTAAAATTGCCTAGAATATCTTTTGAAATATTAGCAATGAACTATGATGCAACAAGACAATTACCCAAAATGAATAATTGTCTCTCGTTTCCTACAAACTATAATGGCGGGGCTACAAAAGTATATACACCAGTTCCATATACCATATCTTTTCAATTAAATGCATATGCAAAATCACAAGACGATGCGTTGCAAATTGTTGAACAAATTTTACCATATTTTACACCACACTATACTGTGACGGTAAAACCTTTAAGTGATCATGATATTAAAGAAGATACACCGATTACTATGACTGGTATTACCTTTTCAGATGATTATGAAGCACCATTAGAAAATCGCAGGACCATTATTTACACTTTAGATTTTGATATGAAAATTAATCTCTATAAAGATATTGCAAACAACACGTCTATTATTGAAGAGGCTTGTGTAGATTTTCTTAATCTTAATGCGTCTCCGGAAGAAGAATTGTTCTCTAAAGTTTGTGCTGACAGTGCGTTTGTAGCATCACCACTTTCTATTGATGCGGTAGAAGAAATCACATACACGGTTAATGATTTTGAAATAAGAAATCTTTCTGGTGTACCAACATCATTATCAGTATCAGATCCTTTACACGGAACAGCGACAACATCTCTAACACAAACATTGACAACGGAAGAAGGTATCATTAAAGCCATAGGAACATACACATATACTTCTGATAATGATTATAGTGGATTAGACTCATTTAATATTAGTGTATTAGGTGATTTTGGAACAAAATATTATCCAATTGCAGTTGATGTTGCAGCGGTATCAGATGCTATAAATGATACCGTGGCAGTCACTCAGGACACGCCTGAGACGTTTAATGTTAATACTAATGACCTATGGACCAACACTACACTAGTATTTTCTTTAGCCGCAGGTGGTGACCCAAGTAACGGTACAGTTGAGGTTTTAAATTCTGCAACTGGTGAATTTAGGTATACACCAAACTTAAGTTATACTGGACCAGATTCGTTCGTCTATAGAGTTACTCCTGCAGTAGGAACTTCAGAAGTAGCAACTGTTAACATAACTGTGTTATAAACACATAAATAAAACTAAGAAATTCGAGATCAGAATATCATGGCAGATATAAAAGTTTCACAATTAACATTATTTTCACCAACATTAACCGATGAGGTTATTGTCAATGATGTAGATACTTTAACAACAAAAAGATCTACATTAGAGAGTATTCGTAATCTTGCGAATATTAACATTGATGATACTTCAGAAGGATCTTTGGTAACTGGTAAACTTGAAACCTCTACAGACCTTTTATTTAATGGGGCTTTAGAAGATAGGTATGGAAATACTGTAACAGACCTTTCAGAGTTAACAAGCACTGAAGCTGAAACTATCGACGCAAAGTTGGGCACTGCAGCGGTTAACTATTTAATATTCAGAGAAACAGTATCTGGATATGATAGTTCTAATACATTTTCAACTCTTACGTTTGACGCTTCCGAAAATGGTTTATTATCTTCTAATGCCTTTGCTGGAGATGGAAAATTAGTTACTAATGTTGATAGCGCAAGACATTCTCTACTGTCTGATCTTGCAACGTTAGCCGAAACCGCAAATGTTGCAAAAGAAGTCTCTATAAAAAATCAGGATACCATCAATTTAAGTTTTTATCCGACTTTTGTCGAATCATCTACGGGTAATGATAGTGTTAGTATAGACCCACAACTATCATATAATCCATTTACTGGCCAGTTTGGTGGTGATGCTACAGAAGTTTTCTTTGTTGGAGATGGTTCTTTATTAGAAAATGTTTCGGGTGATGGTAAAGAAATAAGAGCATCCCTAACAGATTCGGACGATACGTTTAAAGTTATGTTTCGAATGCTTGACGCAGGGTTAGACAGTACTAACATAGATACTGCGTTCACCTATAACCCAGCTACTAATAGAATATCCGGAACCACAGAAACCGAACTGTTTTTGTATGGTGGTTCTCAATGGACCAATAAGACATATTCAAATGAAAGAGAACCGATTCATGTTAAAGAATATGTCACATTTAAAGGTAGCACAACTGGATTGGACAGCGTTGCTACTATTGAATCATTTTTCATTGAAAACGGAACCGTTACTGCAGCTGCATTTGCCGGTGATGGTACACTGATAGAAAATGTAAATGCCGCTACTGCACTTACAACTACTAATGTTAACGTTATTGCAACAAGTGATCCTAGTACTCACTACTTACATTTTGGTAGTGTTTCTGGATCTGCGGCCGATGGTGTCAACGCAAATGCTAATTTAAGACTAAACCCTTCAACGTTAAAAATAAACACTGTTAGTGATACTGGTTCTATGTATTTTGGTGCTGATAGTGATGTTGGTATATCATTATCTGGAGTGCAATATGCATTTCAAGTGGTAAACAACGGATCATCATTTTATACTTTCACAGACACAAATAGTGTATGGTTTCCCAGTGGAGAAGATAATCCTACATTATATCTTCGAAGAGGCGATACGTATCGATTTGATATAACTACTACAAACCATCCTTTTGAAATACGATTGTCTAATGGTGGGGCTGCGTATACTACTGGTGTTGTTAATAACGGCGTGGCCGTTGGTTATACGTACTTTAGTGTACCCATGAGTGCGCCTTCATCACTTTATTATCAATGTACAATTCACTCAGGAATGGGTGGAGTGATCAACGTAGTATAAAATATGCACAACAGGACTGTCGATAAAAAACGCAGAAATATAAATCTGCGAGAGATGCAAGTGGAAAATGTTCTGCCCGAACATTTTGCAACTTACTATCCAAAATTTATCTCACTGTTGAAACGTTATTATGAGTTCCAAGACCAGAACAATTCAACTGAATTGTTGAATCATCTTTTTGCTACTAGGGATGTCAACGAAACCGACATTACTTTGTTGAATTATATTGAAGATGAATTACTTTTGGGGGAAACATATTTTGAAGGGTTTGGTGATAAAGAAAACAATCCGGAAGAATTACGAGCTGCAGCCAATTTTTCAAGCATCATGTTTCGTTCTAAAGGAACCAAGTTTGCCATAGAATGGTTTTTTCGATCCTTTTATGGTGAAGACGTTGAGGTTTTGTATCCCAAAGAAAACATTTTTAAAGTCGGCGAAGTCGACTCTCAGATAGGATCTGATTCTTTAAAATATATCACAGACGATAAACTCTACCAGACATTTGCACTATTGGTTCGAACCGGAATTTCTATAACTAAATGGAAGGATGTTTTTAAACTATTTGCACACCCAGCTGGAATGTATTTAAGTGGAGAAGTAATAATTTCTGACGTTGTTAGTTCTCCGGTCACACTTACAAACGATTCTATCATTACATATGAAAATATTGCTTATAATTTTTCCGCAACAACAACAGTGAGTGAAGGCGTGCAGTATTCTTTTACAGTTAACACAACCGACACTAGGACATATAACACATATGATGCTGTATATTGGTATGGTGTGCATGGCACAACTGAAGATGCAGACTTTGGAGTTAACTTTAAAAACGGAGACACCGGGCTTCCATCTTTAGAAACTGCACAATATGTTGAAATAGAAAATGGAGTTGGTTCCTTTACAATAAACACTGTAATAGATCCTATAGATAATCCTCCAGAATCACAAGAACAGTTTACAGTTGTAGTTATAGACCGTAGCGGCCGAACAATCGCAACAATACCTTGTAATCTAAATGATGTTGTTCCGAACTGGACAGTCAACACAACTCCATCGATTATTGCACCTGAAGGAACCACCTTTGTGTTTACGATTGGTGGAACAAATTTACCATATGGGGGAGAAACTACTCTTAGGTGGTATTTGGATGGTTCTAGTCAAGCGACTGATGCGGATTTCGAAGGAACAATCCCAACAACATCCGGTGAAGCAGAAGAAATCATAATTACCGGCGGGACAGGTTCCTTTAGTATTAAATCGTTAGTTGATGGTTCCGCTGATAGTGGTGATGAAACAGCGGTATTTAATATTATCAACGAAAATAATGTAGTGGTTGCATCAGAGACCATAACATTACAAGATGTTATTCCTTCAATAGTTGTTACGGTCGATGATGTTGTGGAAGGAACATCAATTCAGGCCAACGTGGTTATTGGTACTTATGCTGAGGGAGACACTTTAAGTTGGACTATAACGGGTGATGCTTCATCAGACAGTAGAGTTTCAAACAACAGTGGAACAGCAACATACGCACATAACAGTGGTTCTGGTATAACAATAACTGTGCCAACTTCTGCACTTTCAACATTCCAAGGTATAACTGCTGGGAATTTTGAGGTTGTTGATGACAGTATGATATCTTCTCCAACTGGTACTGACCCATTTAATATTGTAGATGAGGATCCTGTATACACGTTGTCAGCATCACCAGCTGGAGCAGGATCTAACGATACCGTAACATTTACAATTGGTGGAACCAATATTGACCCTGCACAAGATTACTATTTTTATGTAACTTTAGGTGACGGTAATGCAACCGATTTTGTCGATTCCCCATTACCAGAATCTGGCACGAGAAGATTAATAAGTGCTCCAGGCACATCTACCACATTAACTTACGCAACTTTGCCTGCAGATAGGTTTTATGAAGCCTTAATTAGTGAAACTATTAACGGAGCTCCAGTAGCAGACATATACATGGAAGCTTTATTGACTACGACATCGGTAACTCCAAGTGCTACAAATATTAATGAAGGTGATACCATCACGTTCACAATCTCAAATGCACCTGACGGTGATTGTAAATACTGGTTTACTGGTGATGTTAGTGCAAACGATTTTACCAGTATTACGACGAATTTGGGTAACACTGGAGGGTTTGCGGATATCAATTCACCCGCAAACGTTACTGTAACTGGAGGCGCAGCAACTATTACTGCGGTATTGAATAATGATATTGTTAGAGAAGGGGTTGAAACATTCACTTTAGTCGTGGGTTCTCCCGCTGTAACTCCAACATTCCAAACATCTGCGATTGCAGAAACAACAACAATTACCGTTAATGATACTTCTGCAGCTACATATAGTGTGGCAAATTACACTGATGATGTGTCCGAAGTTGTTGCAACAAGTGTAAACGAAGGTGACAATTTGTATATCGGAGTTACGATTAGTAACCAACAGCCGGTCGAAAACTTGTTCATTGAACTGACTGGGCCCGGAGCTGCTTATTATACTAATTCAACTGAAGTTGATACGAGTGTGCCGGGAGGAACATCTTATGCTGTTATTGGTGCATTGGCGGATAACAGTGTTCTTGACGGACCTAGAGATGTTAACATTGGTGTCTATGTAAATGGTTATAGTGGATCTGGTGGAACTTTAGTAGCATCAACAACTGTAACGCTGAATGATAATTCCGTTACCACATCACTAACTGCGGTCAATCCAACGCCAGACCCAATTGAAAATGGTAGTACCATAACATTTGATGTTGATGTGACTAACATGGTATTACCCAATACTGTCGAAATTCGTTTGGCAGATTTCGAAACGGTTCAATGCGATCTAACGGTAGGCAATTCGATTATTTCGGCTTATGAAGACCCAATTAGTGCAGGAATTGAAATAGGTCAAGCCGCTTGGGCAGATCAGTCTGGTAAAATTAAAATCGGTGTTGTCGAATCAATTAGTCCTACGCCAACATCTGGTAAATACAATATACAACTGAACAATCTTGGAATTGTTACGACAGAAACGACAACTGTTTACTTTATTCCAGAAGAATCTGGTGCACAATCATTCGATTTACCATGGCAAGATGTTGAACTAACTACTCTCAAAACAACTTTCACAGTTGATGTTTTGGATCCGAACGAACTATCCGGTACTAGAGATTATACGTTTGCAGTTTATGAAAACGTTACTGATGCCGGATCCGCTTCAACAGCAACAGAAACAATAACTGTCCAACATTCAATTGTAGATTTAGGGGAATCACCTTATGTTATAATTTCTCCAGATGTTGACGTTTTTAATACAGCGCCATCAGCTTCTATTACTATAGGAAATAATGGTCGAATAAGTTGGAGCGGTGAGGTTGCATCTCGAAACAGCATCCCTTGGCCGTTTGGAACATCATATCCATGGATAGACAATTTGGTTCACAACACTTCTGACTATGCAGTTAGGTATTTAGATGAGGGTGGTCAACAACAACAATTCCAAACAAGTGATTTAAGTTTATTTTCAGATGACACTTCTTTGGCAGATACACCAACAGGGACATCTATAAATGGGTACTATACATTAAGCAGTTCTAGAACTTGGAGCGTAACAGACACAAGTTCAAACGGCGTTGAAGTTCAAGCTCGAGGAGTACTACAAATTGCAGATGTTGCTACATATACAGTACTTGCAGAAGTTAGACTTATATTAACAGCAAACTATGAAAGATAAAAATTATGAACGATAAAGACCCGATAAAATATGATTATGATTATTCTCGAGCTACCTATTATGAACTAATTGAAAAAGGTAAAGAGTCTCTTGATCTCATGATTGAAGTTGCACGAGAATCAGAACATCCTCGTGCGTTTGAAGTTTTATCAGGCCTGATAAAAAATCTTTCCGACACAAACGACAAACTTATGGATCTTAATAAGAAACATAAAGATATTAATATGCCCGATAAAAACGAAGCGAAACAAATTACAAATAATAATGTGTTCTTAGGGAGTACAACAGACCTACAACGACTATTACGTAATGAAGAAAAGGTGATTGCAGATGACTCAAGCCATACGAATGTCAAATGATACTTATCAATACAATCATCTAGTAAAGAAAGACGGTGTTGTTCAAGAATGGACACAAGAAGAGGTTATTGAGTATGCAAAGTGTATGGGAAATCCCGCATATTTTGCGGAAACATATGTTAAAATTATTTCATTGGATAGGGGTCTTGTTCCTTTTTCTCTTTACCCCTATCAAGAAAAAATGTTCAAACATTTTAACGATAATCGTTTTAACATTGTACTTGCTTGTCGACAATCTGGCAAATCAATTTCATCAGTCGCCTATCTTCTCTGGTATGCAATTTTCAATCCCGAAAAAACCATTGCTGTACTGGCTAACAAAGGTTCCACTTCGCGAGAAATGCTTGGACGTATTACACTTATGCTCGAGAATTTGCCTTTCTTTTTACAGCCTGGTTGCAAAACTCTTAATAAGGGTTCTATCGATTTTTCTAATAACTCTAGGATTGTTGCTGCTTCCACTAGCGGCTCTTCTATTCGGGGTATGTCTGTTAATTTGCTCTATCTCGATGAGTTTGCTTTTGTCGAGCGAGCAGCTGAGTTTTACACTTCCACCTATCCTGTTGTCTCTGCCGGTAAAGATACAAAGGTTATTATCACATCTACGGCAAACGGTATCGGAAATATATTCCACAAAATATGGGAAGGTGCGAACCAAGGAGTAAACGAATTTATCCCATTCCGTGTGGATTGGTGGGATGTGCCCGGAAGAGATGAAGAGTGGAAGTTGCAAACTATTAATAACACTTCACTTTTACAGTTCGATCAAGAATTTGGGAACACTTTTTTTGGTACTGGCGATACTTTAATAAACGCCAATACTCTTATGGAATTGCGAGCCAAAAATCCTATCACACATTTAGAGGGTGGTGATCTTCTTGTGTATGAAGAAACACAACCCGAGCACGATTACATCATGTGTGTTGATGTAAGTAAGGGAAGAGGACAGGACTATTCTACATTTAATATCATCGACATTAGCTCGAGACCTTTTAAACAGGTGGCTGTGTATCGCTGTAACACTATCTCGCCCCTGCTCTTTCCTAATATTATCTATAAGTATGCGAAAGTCTACAATGAAGCTTACGTTGTAGTAGAATCTAATGATCAGGGTACAGTAGTTTGTAATGGATTATATTTAGATTTTGAGTATGAAAACATGCATGTGGAGTCTGTAACAAAAAACAAATTAGGAATTGAAATGAACAGAAAAACCAAACGTCTTGGTTGTTCAGGTATCAAAGATTTGTTAGAAGAACATAAATTAGAAATTGTAGATGAAAATACTATTTTAGAAATATCTACATTTATTGCAAAGGGTCAGTCTTATGAGGCTAGTGATGGCAATCATGATGACTTAATGATGAATCTTGTGATGTTTGGATTTTTCTCTACAGGAACATATTTTTCAGACTTAACGGATATTAACATGAAAGATATGTTGTTCAATCAAAGAATGCAGCAGATCGAAAATGACCTTGTTCCTTTTGGTTTTCATGACGATGGTACTGATATAATCGAAGAAATTGAAGCTGAAGAAAAAATGAAACATCATGGATGGCAAATACCATTCGAACCAGATGTATGGTAGTGTCTAATTAAATATGTTAGAATTTCATAGTATATAAATAAATACATTGAGTTTAATCCGTATTATGTAATCTTATTTATGTTAACGAAAAAAGGACACGATTATGGCATTTTCACCATCAGAGTCTCCAGCAGTCACAGTCAGAGAAGTTGATCTATCAGGTATTGTGCCTGCTGTTACTTCATCTACTGGTGCAATTGTTGGGGATTTTAACTGGGGACCAACCAATCAACCAACTCTTGTGGGAACTGAAGCAGAATTGGTTAGTAGATTTGGTTCTCCATCACTTGTAGTTGACAGTGACAACACAGATTTCTTGTCAGCTACAGCATTCTTAAAATATTCTGGATCATTGTATGTTACTAGAGGATTAGATGCTACAGCTAAAAACGCTGTCGACTCTGATACTCCATCTGCAGTGCCAGTTGTTGAAAATTTAGCTGACTGGGACACTAAGAAATCTAGTTTTGTCAATGATATCAATAGAATTATTGCAAAGTATCCAGGCAAGGCCGGTAACTCTTTAGCAGTTTCTATTTGTCCTTGGTCTACTAGTGATACAGCGTTTTCGGCTTGGACTTATGCTCCTCAGTTTGATGCTGCTCCGTCTACATCTTCATATGTAGAAACCCGAAGCGAAGATGGTGGGACTGCACACGATGAAATTCATGTTGCAATCATCGATGAAGGTGGTAAGTTTAGTGGACAACCAGGCACTGTCTTGGAAACATGGCCGTTTTTATCACTCGCTACTGACGCTAAGACTCCTGATGGATCTAGTAATTTTGTATTAGATGTGTTGAACAACAAATCTGCATATGTTTGGGCTTCAGCAATTGATGCAGGAAGACCTACGAATGTATCAGCTGCAAACTTTGCCTCAGCTACTGTAACCGACAACACTGTTAGAACACAATCATTCAACGGAGGTAATCAAACTTCTGGTGCTTTAAGTGAAGCGGAATATTTGACAGGATTTGATCAGTATGAAGATGTCGATACTATTCAAGTAGATTTTCTTATCGCTCCAAGTATGGGGTCCAGAACATCTCAGAAAAATGTTATAGTAGATTTAGAATCTACAGCTAGGGGTCTTAGAAAAGACTGTGTAGTCGTTTCTTCGCCCGCTAAGGTTGATGTTGTAGGTATTCCCGATACAAGTACATTAACTGATGGTTTGAAATCTTTCTCTGAAACTTTACCTTCATCATCATACTTGATATTAGACAACAACTTTATTAAAGTTTACGATAAGTATTCTGATGAATATGTTTTTATTCCTGCAGCAAGTTCAACGGCTGGATTGATGGCAGCTTCTGATACTTCAGCAGCGGCTTGGTTTTCTCCCGCTGGACAACGAAGAGGTCAGTACTTTGGAGTTTCATCTTTGGCATGGAACGCTACTAAATCGCAACGTGACACATTGTATAAAGTAGGTATTAACCCTGTAGTTAATTTGCCTGGCCAAGGAGTATTGCTCTACGGTGATAAAACTAAATTAACACGTCCTTCCGCATTTGATCGCATTAACGTCCGAAGACTATTCTTAGTTATGGAACGTGCTATTAAATCGGCGGCTCAAAACGTAATGTTTGAATTCAATGATGAATTTACTAGAGCCGAATTCGTTAACATCGTCGAACCTTTCTTGAGAGAGATTAAGGGTAGACGCGGTATCACTGACTTCAAAGTTATTTGTGATGAAACAAATAACACCAGTCAAGTGATTGACACTAACCAATTTGTCGCTGACATCTATGTTAAACCAGCACGTTCTATTAACTACGTAACATTAAGTTTTGTAGCGGTTCGTACAGGTGTTGACTTTGATGAAGTGGTAGGTTTGGCTTAAAGCGCACAAGGAGAAATAAACAATGGCAATTTTAGGAGTCGATGACTTTAAATCAAAACTGCGAGGTGGTGGTGCGCGACCGAATTTATTCAAAGCGACCATTAACTTTCCTACCTATGCTGGTGGTAATGTGGAATTAACATCATTCATGTGTAGAGCCGCGCAGCTGCCTCAATCAACGGTTGAGGCACTATCAGTACCATTCAGAGGAAGAATTCTGAACGTTGCTGGAGACAGAACTTTTGAACCTTGGACAGTGACCATTCTTAATGACACTGGGTTCGAAGTACGTGACGCTATGGAAAGATGGATGAATGGCATTAACGGTCATTCTGCCAACACTGGTATCACAAATCCTGTTGACTATCAAACAGATCTTATTATCGATCAGTTAGATCGTGATGAGTCTGTTATTAAGCGATACAACATCCGTGGTGCATTTCCAACCAGTGTAGGGGAAATTGCACTGTCCTATGACACTGGCGGTGAAGTTGAAACCTTTGATGTGTCTTTCACATATCAGTATTGGGAGTCAAATACCACCAGTTAGTAGTGGTCTAAATAACAGGGTGTCTAAGGGCACCCTTGTTATTATTATTAGGAAAATGTATGGCAGACAACGATAACACATTATTCAAATTATTTGGATTTGAATTAAAAAGGAATACCAAAAAAACGGGAAGCAAAATGCTTCCGTCTATTGTTCCTCCTACGGATAACGACGCCGCTGGATACGTTAGTACTGGCGCTGGAGCATATGGTCAATATATTAATTTAGATGGTGATCAATCTAAAGATAATGCTCAGCTCATAATGAGATACCGTGGTGTTTCTATGAACCCTGAAGTTGATATGGCAATTGATGAAATTGTCAACGAAACTATTGTGTCATCAGAATTAACGTCTTCCGTCGATCTTAAAGTAGATGAAATCGATGCGCCTAAAAAAATTAAAGATCAGATATTAGAAGAGTTTGAAAATGTAGTTAGTCTTCTTAAATTTAATGATATTGGCCATGATATTTTTAAATCATGGTACGTCGATGGTCGCATAGTTCATCATTTGTTAGTAAACGAATCTAATGTCAAAGCCGGTATACAGGAAATCCGTCATATCGATGCTGCTAAAATTAGAAAAGTTCGTGAAGTTAAATATAAAAAAGATCCAAAAACAGGTGTTAAAATTGTAGATACCGTAGAAGAATATTATATTTACGAAGAGAAACCTGGCAGCAATACAGTCCAAGGTGTTAAAATTTCAACAGATGCGATTAGTTATGTGACATCGGGTTTGTTAGACGAGTCAAAGAAAAAAGTTGTTTCACATTTACACAAAGCTTTAAAACCTATCAATCAGTTGCGTATGATGGAAGATTCTTTAGTCATCTATCGTCTTGCTCGGGCTCCAGAACGCCGAATTTTTTATATTGATGTCGGTAATTTACCGCGAGGTAAGGCGGATCAGTATATGAAAGATATCATGACTAAGTACCGTAACAAATTAGTTTATGATGCTAATACTGGTCAACTTAAAGATGATCGTAAACACATGTCTATGCTTGAAGACTTTTGGTTACCAAGAAGAGAGAATGGCCGAGGCACAGAAATTAGCACTTTGCCGGGTGGAGAAAATTTAGGTCAAATTGAAGACATTATATATTTCCAAAAAAGACTGTATCGAAGTTTGAATGTACCAGTCAACAGATTGGAACAAGAAAACCAGTTTAGTTTGGGCAGATCCTCAGAAATTACTCGCGACGAAGTTAAATTTCAAAAGTTTATTGATCGTCTTCGTAGAAGATTTGGCACCATGTTTTTGGGCATTCTTAAAAAACAGTTAATACTTAAAGGTATTATTACTGCACAAGATTGGGAAGAATGGAAAGATAATATATATGTTGATTACATCAAAGATAACCATTTTGCAGAATTAAAAGACGCTGAAATTTTACAAAATCGCATTGGATTAATGAACGAAATTACTCAGTATGTTGGCGAATATTACAGCAAAGAATGGGTTCAAAAGAATGTCATGATGTTAGACGATGAAGAAATTGTTCAGATGAAAAAACAGATCGAAAAAGAAATGGCCGAAGGAGAAATACCTGATCCTGAAGAAGAAGAAGAAAAAGAAAAAGAAAAAATTGCAATGGCAAATCAACCTCCAGCACCTACCCCTGTAACAGTTGTAGAACCTAAATCTGAAATTGAAAGACAGAAAGAAGCTGAAAAGAAAAAAAACGATAAAGAGAAAAAAGAAACCTACATTCCTACTAATAGTGACGAATTGACAGAAGAATTGACTAGGTATATGGCGCGACTTAATGAACAAGGTTGATACTATTTCTACTGCGTTTGCAGTTGTACATACGCAGAAAGAAATAGAAAAATTAGAATCTAAAATCTTTAATGTACTTGAAGAAGTGCAACTCATAGAGGGGCCGGCCGGACGTGTTGGGAAACAGGGCCCAAAAGGAGACAAAGGTGTCAAAGGTGATAAAGGGGATAAAGGAGAACGTGGCGAACGTGGTGCCGATGGCAATGATGGAGCACCAGGACCTGTTGGCGAGAAAGGAGATACTGGCGGCCGCGGCGAACAAGGCGAACAAGGACTTCAAGGTATTGCTGGAATTGCTGGCAAGGATGGAGAACGAGGAGAACGTGGCGAGCAAGGACCACAAGGATTAAAGGGCGATAAAGGTGATAAGGGAGATAGAGGACCCCAAGGAAATGTGGGTGCGACTGGTAAAACAGGCAAGCAAGGTAAAACAGGTGCTGTTGGAACCAAGGGTGACGTGGGCGAACCTGGAGCCAAAGGTGACAAAGGAGACAAGGGAGATACTGGACTTCGTGGCGAAAAGGGCGAACGGGGAGAGCGTGGCGAACAAGGACCACAAGGAATACAAGGTGAGGCAGGGCCCGACTACAAAGAACGATTTGAAGAAGCCTTAGAAGCGTTCAATAAGCAGTTAACAGAAAACAAAAACACTGTTGCTGCCAATCTTGAAAAACAAATTCAACAGATTAATCGTTCTCTCAGTACACTTGGTGGCGGTGGTTCATATAAGATCGTAGATAACGCAGACGTAGACAAGTCTGCAATCAAGAGTCTAGTAGACGATGCGGTTCTTATATACGATCCAACCAAAAAGAAATTCGTTGCTCAGTCTTTTCTGAGTATTCTTGATAGACTAAAGGCAGATTTAGAAGTGCAATACGATAAACTGGTAGATGAAGATCCTGATAATGGATTTACTTATGTGGGTGAAGCGGTGCCTGGCACTACAAAGAGTCAACCTATTTGGAGAATTAAAAGAATATATGAGTTTGGTGCAGACGGTGACCTAGACATTCTCTGGGCAAACGGCACAGCAGACTTTGATAAAACTTGGAATGATCGTGCAACATATACCTATTCTGCGGATTAATTCTTATAAATAAACATAACCATTTGTCATGTTAAATTGAATATATTAAAAAAAACGGAGAATATTTAAATGGCAAAAATAACAAGCGCAGGAAGGTTGTATCGTACAGAAGTAGATATCGATACCACCAACCGAGATATTGGTTTAACCAAAACAACGACGGGTAATACTTTGTCTGACGATGGTGTATCGTTACAGGCACTTTACTCTTACCTTAAGAACGTTTGGCGTTTAACAGATTTTACATCTACAATCGCAAGCAGCTCAGGAACAACAGTTACCTTTGACGATGTTTCTATTGATGTAGATGCTGCGGGATTGGTCACAGGTACAAAATATCAAATTAAAGTTGCTGGTGATGCTAACTGGACAGATATTGGTTCTCCAGACTCAACGGTAGGCACTGTGTTCACCTACAACGGTGTTGCAATCACAGGCACCACAGGTGAAGCGTCTACTAGAGGTAACTCATTAAACATATTGCCTGGCATGAAAGTTTCAATCTCTGCTGGTTCTGGTACCCTTGCTGGAGGTTTCGCAACGGTTGTATCGGTCGCGGCAGATGGTAGCAGCATGACACTCGACCAAACACCAAGTCCTGTTATGGATAACACCACAGAACTTCTGGTTGTCAATCACCTGATCGAATACCCCTTTCCACTTGTTGCAATTACTCCTGAACAGTTTGAATTTGGTTTTGACTGGACAATGGAAACGAACACCGACAGAAAATTGTTGAGAGATGCTGGTTGGCAAGAACTGTCAGTCGGTGAAGTTGATGGTCCAAAGTATGTTGGTATTGTTTCTCTGGGTACAATCGATACAGTAACTATCGGAGCTGGGGTTGATTCGACCGCAGATACAACATTAGCGGTAGACACTATTACTGGCATTACAGTTGGTATGGAAGTACGAGTACTATCCGGAACCGGCACAATTCCTGCAAACACTAAAGTAGTAAGCATTGACGGCGCGAACCAAATTACCTTGAGTGCTGCACACGGCGGCGACTTTGACGGTGGTGAAGTGTTACTCATGGGTGATCGTGTTTACTACGCATTCTACGACACTTCTACTGAAACTTGGACATCTCCTGTGGATTTTGATTTCCTTGGACCAGTCAACGAAGCGATTCAAATTGACAATGCAGTTGACGATGCTGGTGATTTTTCTAATCAAGTTCTTTCTCTTTTCATTAGAACAGAAGGAAAGACTTACGGTAAATCTTCCACTCCAGACATTGGTATTCCAGATGCTGGTGGTACTGGTACTGGTAACATTAACTTCCAAGTATATCGTTTCCCATTGAGTGAAGCGACTGACCTTGATTATTTGGCTGCAGATGGTGTTACTCCTACAGTTACAGACGTACAGATTGAAGCTGCCAATGGTGCTGGTCAAAAGTATGATGCAGTTACTGTTGATACGACAATTACTGGTGTAAACAGCGGAACAACTTTGAATGTTGGCGACACCACAGGTATTGTTGTGGGTTCATATGTATACAGTGAACAAATTGGAGGTAATGAAATTTTTGCTGGTGGTACAAGAGTAGACTCTGTAGATGACGCGACGACAATCACATTAAATAAAGCAATCCAAGTAACAACTGCTGGCGCTGAAGACGTTAAGTTTATTAACGGACCTCACATCATATTCCATAACTTGGATCAAGTATCAGGACAGTACTTTACTACTGACTTGAATAATGCAAACTCATCATTCGGTGTTACAATTAATGCACGAGATGGTTCTTCTGCAAATGGTCAATTGACTCTGAAAGAATTATACTCTTGGGTACAATATCAATTACGTCAGAGTGGTTCTATTGATTTTGATTCAGATATTGAAGCTGGTAACACTGGAACCCAGAATGGTAAGACTTCTGATGCCATGTTGAAGTTTGTTGGTGCTGTTCTTGAATCAGTAAACCTTCTAACGCCAAATTCTGCGCAATGGGGTGTCGGTAACTTAGATAGAGCAACTGTCACAGATGGTACTGGTGTACTATTCTACAACTGGCCAAGTGGTGTAATTGGTAATGTTAAACTCCGTGACAATGATGGCGACCTTGAAGCGTTTCCGAAAATTGCAACTGGATTCATTTCCTTTGGGGATCTTGCAACAAGTAACTTACTGGCAGATGCAGCTGCATCCTTCACCATGTTCTTTACTTACACTCAACAACACGAAGAAGCGGCTTCAACAGGGTTGACTTATGCGGGTAACGCAGCGGGTGTTGGTACTATTACTCGTGATGCAGGAAACTTCACATACGACATCGACACTGATTCATATATGAAGTTTACCGGATTCACTAATGCTGGACTAGACGGCGTATTTAAAGTAACTAGCGGTGTTTCTGCTGGTGGTGGTGATGTGATAAATGTATCATATATTGACGATTTGTCTAATCAGGGTGGTTATGCAACAAGTCAGACAGCAACTGGATTCTTACGGTTCAACCCTGTCGATTCGCCTGATGCGGTCATTGTTTTGGATTCTACGAACAATGAAATTCAAGGAACTCTTGCGAGTGGAGTTGGTACTCCGGCTTTGAACGCTGATAGTAAGTATGAGTGGTCGTTTGCATACACTGCTAATACCCAACCCAACCAAGGTGCAGAAGAAGACAGAATTACTGAAACTGAGGTACCTGTCACAATTCGTGCGGTAGGAACGGATAAAGCACAATGGATATCATCGAACTTTACAATTGCTGATGCGTCTGGTCAAGACTTCTCGGTCATTGCCCCGCTCGAAAGAAACTACGCGCCTTAATAAATAAACGTGAACGGGGGGAGTTTCTCCCCCC